CTTGAAGTAAAGGTATGAACAGTATATCCACCAATATAAGGAGGTGAAGAACGAGCATTTGCTCCATTACTATCTAAATAAGTTATTGTTCCGCCTACTGGCATTGACATAATTATATCCTACATATCTTGAGCAATAATAGTTCCTGTTATTTGTCCAGTTGAATGAACCAGGAATCCAAAATCGTCAAAAGATAATTTAGTAGTAGTTAAAGTAGGCACTACACCAATCGGCCAGAGAATCTGTGGTTTCATTGTATGAACACCAGATTGTGAACCAGAAGTAGCAATCTGAGTACCAGCAATAGCGTTTGCTCTTGAAGAAGCTATATTTCCAGTAGTTGCAGATTGTCGAATCCAGTAATAAGTATTCCCAGCAGTTATACCAGTTGGTAGAGCACCAGTAGTTGAGAACTTAACAGGAGTACCAGTCTTCATATCAATGGTTGTAGTGATTACACAAGGAGTAGCTATTGTAATGGTTACAGTATCACTAGCAGTATCAAACCAGGTTACAGTCCTAGAACCAACAGCATCTTGAGGGATACGAATCATAAAAGCGAGACCAGGAGAAGGATTAGTTATTGCAAAATTTCTATTACCAGTTAAAGCACCACATTTAAATTTAAGTTTATTAGTTAAATTACTTAAATCAAAGGTCATAGTAGCTCCATCAGCTACATCAATCCATTCATCGGATATTTCACCAAGAGTAGAAACTACTCCAGCATCATTCTTAATATGCCATTTATTATCTGAACCACCATAAAGACGAATAAATCCAGAAGCAGGAGTAGTAGGAGCTGAATTTTGTTCTGCCATCTGTAAAAACTTATCATTAACAAATTGAGAGTATTGATTGAAGAATTCCTCATTATTGAGACAGTTAACAGCCATATTTTCGGGTAGGTTAGTATTTGCACCTTTAAGACGAGTTACTCCAGTAAGTGCGTAATCAGATGAAGATGAACCCGAAGAACCAGTAACAATAAATGTAGTCTCAAACTCAGTCTTCCAACCAACAGTAACTAAAGTAGGTAAATTTGGTGGTAAAGAATCTACAGCTAAAGTTGTTGCAGCAGGGTCAGAAATCCAGGTTGCTCTTAGTTTTGCTCTATATTTATCATTTGCTTGGTATAGACTCATATTTATCAATTCCTTTTAGCTTTTTTAAGAATCATGTCAAAAGCACCGACTTTTTTCTCAGAAGATTCTTTTTTCATCTCTTTACCAAAATCTCTTTTCTCTTCTTTTTTTGACTCTTTCTTCATTATTTTTTTGATTTGTTTTTTCATATTTCCTCCGTATGTTTATATATATATATATTTTATGTTAAATCTACCATGTATGTCAGGCTAATACCCTCAGCTTAGATGTAAATGGTAGAGGTTTATTAGATGTAGAATAATAAATATAGATACCAAGAATATCAATTTCATCTTCCATACCATCATTTTGGATATTTATCTTAACCCAGAATAGGTCTTGCTGTTTTAGATTGATATAGCGTATATTTAATGTAGAACCACCATCATCTTCTCCCATACTACCAATTTCTTGATAGCCCCATTCATCAGCACCAAAACCAGAGAAGGTAGGGTCAGATGAGATCCGTAGTCTTGTATCATTTGAAACACCCTTTGAACCAGAGCGAATAACGCCAACAGTTGTACCATTACCAAATAAAGCACCAAATACTATAGTAGCTTTATCATATCTCTTAAATTGGTCTGGTAAACCCTGGTCATATTGCTTAGTAGTTAAAGATAAAACAATCTTATTTCCAGTACCACTCGAGGTACGATAGTCAGTTCTACCAGTAAACATCTCAAGAACATTAGCGTCTTTTGAAGAACCATAATATAGTTTTTCGACTTTATCAGGGCCAATCATCTTAGCAAATACTTTAGGATATACACCAGTCCACAAAGCCCATGCGTTATATCTTTCATCATAAGAAAGAATAGAGTTATTCCCATTACCAGCTATATCTGTAGAAATACCAAATAAAGATAAGTGATTGTGAAAAGCACCACAAACCTCAGATATATTAGCAGAAGTAACCTGCTTGACAATAGAATCAGCTCTTAGAGAAAGTACTGAGTAGCGAAGAATAGTACCGTAGTTAGCCTCATTACCTACAGAAGCAGCTCCATCTCTTGACCAGAAGCGAAGATTATTGCCTGCAATATGAGGAGAGAAGGGAGAGAGTGAACCAACTGATATGTTAATATCTTTTATTGTCCCAGCAGATTCAGCACGATTTAGGTCTACAAATTGGAACTTACCAAAGACATTATCTTTCCATATAAATAAAGCGTCTTCATTACTAGCCACGAATGTCTTAATTGCATTGATTGTAGAACCCTCACCTTTACGGTAGGGAAGATAGCCAGCACCATCAGGTACACCAAATGAGCCATATTTCTCTAAATATCCAGACCAAACAAGAGTGTCTGCACCAAGTTCAGTTGTAACTCCAACTAAAGAACCACGATATGAATCAAGTAATCTAAAGTGATAACCCTTAGTTGTATTATCAGTAGGGACACCAAATACCTCACTTGGGACTGTTTCTCCTTTGTCTACAAATGTAGTTACAGTAGGATCAACATCAGTCATGTAAGTTTCTTCACCAACTTTAGTACCCCTAAAAATACCAACTTTAGTAGTCCCAGCAGGTGCAGCAGGTAGTGTAAGAGTTAAATATGTAGAAGTATCTAGTGTAACTGGCATATTTTCTTTATACCCAGTACCAGAGGCATCTCCGCTAGTATAAATAGGAGAAGCAAGTGTGTTTCCTACTTCGTTATACCAGACATACCTATAATAGAAAGTTGTGTAACCTGTTGCAGAACCAGTCTTAGCTACAGTTACTTTAGTAGAAGGATTAGTTAGAGTGTTATAAATAAACCAGGCAGTACCATCAAAATAAATAAGTTCGTTTACAGAGTTAGCAAAATATAATCTTGTTTGAATCTGGACTATCCAAGTAATAACTGTTGTATCAAATGTAGGAGTACCAGAAGTAAATGCAGGGTTACTTCCTACATAACCAACTGGCTCAGTACCAGTTAAAAGTTCCCATTTCTGAGTAGTAAAGTTATATACTTCTGGCTTACCACTATCTGAAATACGAATAAATCTATCTTTTCCACCAACCTGATAAGTTGCCTGTAGTTGATTTATTTTAGTACCATTAGTAGCTTCATTACCTATAACTTGAGTACCCTGGCGTTTTGAGATAGTTCCATATTGAGAATAAATACCATTTATTAACTCAGATAACTCTGTATCTTTAAGAGTAGAACCATGAGCAATAGTATTTAAACCCTCAGGAAATCCCTTTGAACCAGACCTTTTAATTGGCGGATTTCGTCTACGAGTTTTTTTAGTCCACATTCCTGGCATATTTTACCTCTGAGTGTTTCTATAAGGGCGGTGATACCTACTTTTGGCATTTTCGATATAGTCCACTCTTTTAGTACCTCTTGTGGTAAATCTTAATAGTTCATATTTAGGAGGTATCATCTCCATAGACATATAAGTAGAAAATCTATTTTCAGCATCTTCTTCTGCTTTATCTTGAGAACCCTCAGCACCAGTAGTACGGAAGTACTCAGCTAAAGCACCATAAGCAATCATGTCTCCTGGAAGGAGAATTATATCTGTACTTGCAGTAGGAGCAGGAGGATTTATAAAATACCAGATAGTTACTGCTTTCGTTGTAGTTGGAGGATTTGAAACAACTACTTGCCATTTACCAAAATCTTCACTTGTAGAGTCAGTTATCATCTCTACAAATATAGTCTGTTGAGCTTCGTTATTTTCCTCAGCCCAATCAACTCCATCTACTTCAAAAATATAAAGTCCATTAGAACGGTTAAAGTCATCTGGTAGAACAGTAACACCACTAGAATCTATCTCAGTTGTATCTCTTTTAAGCAATCTACGCCAGAAACCTCTACGAGCATATTCCTCTTGTTTATTAACAATCCACCTTATCCAATCAGTATATTCTTGGTCGGTAGTAGCTGGTACAGATCCTCCAGCAAAAGGTGACATAAAATTCATTACATCTGCTAATGTCTTAATAGATTGATTTGTTATTGTACTCATAAGTATATTTTAGTTTGTAATGGGTTCGTTTGTCTTATTTATTGGATTTATCCCAAAAGGGGTGAGGCATTTTACTACCCCACCCCATATCCAGGAGAGTTGTTTTTATGCAGCTACATAAGGGAAACTTGCGTTTCCTGCGGTATAAGTAGAAATGGTATTGGAATCGAAATCGTAAGTGTCTCCACTTTCTACGACATCGACTTCACGATTGCCATCCTGCTCACGACCTAGTACAAAAATTGTACGGGTTGTTGCTAGTGACATGTGTTGTCCTTTCGCTAATAAATAATTAACTAATCATACCGTTTAATCATTACATAAGAGTAGAGGGGGTATAGATACGAAAAACCCCTATTTCTAGGGGTTCTCCGACTAATTTTCGTTTAGATTTATACACCAAGATTGTGTAGATACACAGCACTCTCAGGAATATCCATTTTAAATGTATATTCACCAAGCACCTGCCAGCGATAAGAATCGCCAAGTTTAGCAAGTGGGGTAGTGAACCAGCCTCGGTTACGCATTGCTTTGTAGCCGATTTGAGACTCATCTACCATGAATACTAGGTCATCCATCAGACCTGCTCTCTCTTGTAAGAGAACTACATCAACATTCCCAAAGAGGTGGGAAAGATAAGTGTCTACGACACCTACTCCACGATCTTTGTTAGCTAGTGTAGTACGCACCAAGTCGTCTTGCACAAGTTTGAACTTACGCATGAACTTAGCACCTACATACATAACTGGTTTGTCGAAGTTCTTGGCACTGATTTTGTCAAATGCGTCATCGAGTTTACCGATAACAGTTGCATCTGCTGACCAAGTACCCGAACCACCGAAGTCTATTACATTTTCTGGAGCATAAGTATCAATCATGTACTTAATACCACCCATTGTATAGGTCTTCATGCTGTCGTTTTTAGTACGAGCACCGATAATCAGAGTGTTTTGTAGTTTCTCTGAAAGTTCACGCTGTTTGCGAGCAATGAGCTGTCCAGAGTTTTCCTCACCTCTAATAAGAGCGTCATGCTCTGTACCAGACAAATCAACGACATCCTCAATAATTTGAGTGTAGTTGAACATGTCTTCTTTTCCAGTAGAAACCATAGCATCGGCGTTCTTACCTTGTGCGGTAGCTCCACCAATAACCGTGACTTCATCACCTGCAGACAAAGCAGCTGGTGTACCAGAAAGAGTACGGAAACTTACATTGACACCACCATCAATGGCAGTAACAACACAAATTTCACCTGATGGCTTACGGAAAGTGTCATCAACATTGAAGACACCTGCGGTATCAACAATCATTGAAGTAGCACCACTAGCAACCGTCAAGTTTACAACACGAGCCTTGATTGGGCGGTTATCTCTAACTGACCATTCATACTTGTGTGACTTAACTTCAGCTTTGAAGTTTTTACCCGATAACCTTTTTAATAGCTCAATGCGTGGGTCTGGATACTTGGCAATCATATCTTCTATATTGATATGTAAGTCAAGCTCACTCGCAGAGAGAGTAGAACGCTGTCCGTATTGTGCGGTCATATTTCCTCCTATTTTTTATAATTTAATGCCCTACTAACTCTACTAGCAATAGTTAAACCTGGGTCGGAGCTTTCACTTTCCTTAGCAGTTGTTTTATTACTAGAGGTTACAATCTTACCTGTTTGTTTGTTCCTGACTTCAGTTTGTGCCTGCTCGCTACCTTGTTTACGGGCTTTAGAAGCAGCTGACATAACTTGTTTAGCAATCTGGTATAAAGAAATTGATCCCTTATATTTACCAGTATGCTCATCATAGTCAAGACTATGGTACAGTTCTGCAATGTCCTTTTCTAGTTCAGAGTTGTAGACTCCTTCACCAGATTTAGGGTCTAACTCAGGGTATTCACCCCTGATTTTTGAGACATCACTCGACATAGTAGATGAAATTTGATCTACTCTACGAGATTCGCCTAGACTTTGCAGTTGCTTTGTTAAGTTAGTTATTGTTTCCTCAGATTTATTTATCTTCTCCATAAAAGAAGTTTGTAAACCATTTAGCATCTCAGCTACATCTTCTGCTGTCTGTAACTTATTCACATCAATTTTCATTAGGGGTTCAATAGCTTTGGTTTCAGCCTTAGCAGTTTCTCCCTTTTTATAGCCAGACACATCGAGGTATCTCATAAGTGTCTCTGGATCACGGAGTACAGCCTCCATGTCCTTTACACGCCTTTCGGCATTGGCTAGTTTTTGATGAACCGCAGAAAGCGGATTTTCATCTAACTTAGTACCTTTTTCGGTGACTTTTACATCACTCTTTTGTACAGGTGCGACCTCAGATTCAGTTTCCTGTTTCTGAGAGTTGTCCTTACCTTGCTTTTCAGCTTCAGTTTGGACTTCCGATTCCTCATTGGTGGTTTCTAAAGACGAATCTTCAGACTCCTCCATATCAGAACCTTCTACAAAGACCGACCCTTCTGAGTCTGCCATATTTACCTCCTTTGCCTTTTACTTCACCTAACGATTTATATAACGAGGGTCGCCCCCCGAAGTTCCGCTAAAGTAAAGGCGTATTTACTTGTAACAATTACAGTATAAATGGAAAATAATGGGTATGTATCCTAATTGGTCAAATCACTCTACCTGTGAACTTATGGATTAGATGATTGTCTTCAAACTTATAGGTAGTTGGGTATGCTTGGAAGTGATATGGACACTTTGAACAGGCAAATAGATATTTATGTTTATCTTCACATCTCCAGTTGTGTTGTCCATCTTCACACTTGGCGTTCTGAGCTATTGGATTAACATACATTGTCTTCTGTTGATATGGTACATCTTTATAGGTAAGTTTTACTCTATTTTTTTCTTTATCTATCTCTGGTACAACCTCACGAACCATTACTGTTTCATCAATCCAGGTATCTAATGGTTTATCGAACTTCATTGTTCTTTACTCTTTTCTATAATTACTTTACCTTGTAACTCAGCTTCTTCCATTTCATCTTTGCTTCTTGATTTAGTATCTATCCAGTTCATAAAATCATTTACCATTTTATATCTTCCAGACAACTCATCTATCTGTTCTTTCTTTGGTGTAATGAGTACACGCTTTAAAATACCACTTACGGTATGTTCTTCTTGAACTTCTCTAATAGTATTATTAAGTATTCTTGCCTCTATATCCTCTTGTACATCACTTAAATATCCACGAATAAACTCAAATCTCTTGTGTGTAAGAAAATACTTAGCAGTAGCAGATTGGTCTGCTGTTAGTTCATATTCCTCTTTACTTACTATTTTCTTCATATGTATTTTACTTTATTTCCTCAATAGTCTCATTTATATCTTTTAAGGCTAAAAGCATACATTCTTTGAAGGCTTTAAGTTCTACTATATTATCCAAGGAGAGAGTAAAAGATAGATTTGTACCCTCTTTGGAGTATGAGAATACTCTCTTGTTTTCTACTTTAACTTCTACTTCTTTTTTGACTTCTTTCTTGCGATATTCAATAGCCATATTTATCTCCAATTATTATAATTACTCCATACTAGGCTTTAATTTATAGTCTGTCAAATTAGACTGCATTTACCAAACCAGGTATTCTATCTCTGCGGTATCTCTTTAGATAGTTTACAGTTGTATTAACAAAAGAGTCTGTTAAATATCTAATAATAACTATTCCAGATCCTCCATTTCCACCAGCAAGTGTAGCATTTGCTCCACCACCACCTCCACCAGTATTTGCAGTACCAGCAAAACTAGATGAAGTTGAACCAGCTCCACCTCCACTACCACCAGAAGCACCTTCAGTATTTCCACCTCCACCACCACCATAGCCAACACTTATTCCACTTATTGAACTTACTGTACCAGTTCCACCATTTTTTCCAGAACCATTTGCTCCACTTCCAGCTCCACCACCACAATTTGTTCCTGTACTATCTGTTCCGCCAGTATAGTCAGCATTACCACCTCCAGTTCTTGAAGCATTAGCATGACCATATCCACCAACAGCAGAAATAGAAGAAAATACAGAAGTTCCACCATTACTTGCATTTGATGTGGTAGTTCCAGAACCACCTCCAGCTACTGTAATTACATATGTTTGAGGAGTAACAGCAAAAGCAGATCCAGTTCTTACAACAGAACCTCCACCACCTCCTCCATAGTTTACTGTATTAACACCACCACTTCCTCCACCACCTCCACCTACTACAAGGTAATCCACAACTCCAAAACCAGGAACTACAAAATTAGTATTACCAACAGATGTAAAAGTATGAACAGTATAACCACCAGAATAAGCTGGTGATGAGCGAGGATTTATTCCTCCACTATCTGTATATGTAATTGTCCCACCTGTTGCGTCTGCCATTTATGCCTCGTTTATATTTCCAGGGTATCTTCCACGCCTGGGTAAAGAAATATAATTTGTTGAACCAACATTAAGAGAATTGGTTAAATATCTAATAATAACTACTCCTGAGCCACCATTAGCTCCAGGTCTTGAAACACCATTTCCAGCACCTTGTCCACCTCCACCTCCTCCTGAGTTTGCAGTTCCAGCAGTAGGGACATTAGTACCACTTCCATCACTTGGTCCATTTGTTCCACCATTACCAGCTCTTGTTCCACCAGTTCCTCCGACAGTTCCTCCAGATGTATTACCTGCTCCTCCTCCAGCTCCAGAACCATAAACTAAAGCAGAGCCAGATATTGAAATTGAAACTCCCTCTCCTCCATCTCCACCTTGACCAGTTCCATCTGTTCCACCAGCTTCTCCAATTTGACTAGCACCACCACCACCTCCTCCACCACGACTACCAGCACTTCCTCCATTATATCCCTGAGTTCCAGTACCACCGGCTAGTCCAGAATCACCACCAGATCCTCCACCATTTCCACCATTACCACCAACTCCCCAGTCTTTACCACCATAACCTCCACCAGAAGCGGTTAATCCAAATCCACTAGAATCACCACCGTTTGTACCACTTGAAGATGAGTCAAAAGAAGAAGAAGCACCTCCAACTCCACCAGCACCTACTACAATAGAATATGTCTGATCTGTTACTGATATATTACCAGTTAAAACTGCACCACCACCACCTCCACCACCTCCACCACCAAATCCATTTTGACTTTCACCTCCACCTCCACCACCACCTCCACCAACAATTAGATATTCAATATAACCAGATCCAGGTACTACAAAGTTTGTAGTCCCAGAAGTAAAGGTATGGATTGTATACCCACTACTATAGGTAATTGTTCCACCAGTTGCATCTGCCATATTTTAGTCTGTGATTGAGTTCACCCAACCACTAATAGTTATTACATTAGCAGTTCCAGCAAAGGCTTTAACTGTCAGAGAGTTTTGAAGAATAAGTCCTGGGACAATCAAAGATAAACCAGATTTAGAAGCCAGTGTAACTTTGATATTCTGGTCAGGAGCAGTAGGACCACCATACTCAATAGTTAGTTCAACAGAAGCAGTATGTGAGTTGTAAGCATAAAGCCAAATCTCATCAAATGTACCTGCTGTTGTTCCTGCTACTGCGGTATGAATAGTTGTACCTGCTGTAGCTGTGGCTACAACTTTAATTGGAGCACCATCTGTACTACCTGATAATTTCCTTTTAACGACTGTTGCCATATAACTCCTTTTTTAATCTCAATTAAATACCTGACTAATTAACATAATAGTACCACTTGGAGTAGATGGTGATGGTATCCATTTAAGACCAGTAGTTTCTGATGATCTTGACTCAAGAATATAACCATCAGTTCCTTTTGCTAGTCTTTCAGGTACAGTAGAGAATGTTTGTAAATCACCTTTAGTTGTAACTGATACAGAAGTAGCTGGGTCTTTCCAGGTAGCATCACCATTAGCATCAGAGGTTAAAACCTTACTAGCACCTGCACCATTTGTTATTTTAATGGCAGGAGTTGTTACCTTTGTAATAAATGTAGGATTGTCTATTGGAGCTAAAGCACTATGACCAGATGAGTCACCAGTATTAGTTCCAGCAACAGAAGCATCAAGAGCTACAGTGAGTGTCTTAGGAATAGTTCCTCCTGTTACAGTAAATCCTACAGCTTGAGGAGTAACACCATCTCCAGGTTCGCCTTGTATTCCTTGAATACCCTGGTCGCCTTTTAGGTTTATCTTTGCATCTACGATTGAAACAGTTGTAGTATCATCTTTGGTAAATACTAAATCATTTGCAACAAAAGCACCGCTAGTTATTGAAGCGCCAGTATCTCCCTTGATACCTTGAATACCTTGTATTCCTTGTATACCCTGAATACCTTGTATTCCTTGAGCACCAGTATCTCCAGTATTTCCTTTTGGCCCAATTGCTACAACAGTTGCAGTAATCTCAGGTTGAGTCACAGTAGATGTGATTGCAGGAGCTTGTGTAATGGTTGCAGTTATATTTGCTTCACTCATTTAAGAAGTCCTTCGTGTGACATCGGCATAAATCTTACATTTTCTTGCAGGAATACTAACAATACTTGATCCATTTTTAATTTGAATATCATAGTAATACTCACCAGGAGTAACATTAGTATCATCAGCAGTTAAAGGAATAATAGTGTGTCCATTTGCAGGATCATCATGACTAGCAACTTCAACAGAAATTACAGCAGTAGTATCTCCAACATCATCAGTTAAAGCTGGTTTTACAGTGAAAAAGACAGTCGTACCAGTCAAATCCATATCTACTTGAAATTGGATATTAACCGTATCACCACGAATGATGTGTAAGTCTGGTTTCTTTTGTGGGTCAAATGCTGCCATAATTTTCTCCTATTTTGTATATCAATTTAATTATACTTCTTAGAATAAGTGTATGAGTGTTGTTTAACCTACACCAAGTAACGCTATCAGACTAATAGCTGATACAATCAGCTCCTCAAGGAGTATTTGTGAAGCATCTTCATTTAAGAGAAATGTGCCATCTTCATTAAGTAAATAGTTTGCCATATTAGTTCATGTTATTGACTTCCCCATTCAATCCAGATACTACTAATGCTGTTGTTCCAGTTGTTCCCATTAAAGCAATACCAAATTTCAAAGAAGCTGTATTCATTGCTACAGATGAAACTGTACCTGCAAAGAATGGGGTAGCATCAGTAGTTCCAAAACCTGTAGCTGTAGCTGCTTTATGATAAACAGAAATCCCCCAAGTATATGATCCTGTAGCTCCAGTAGCAGTAACTTTTAATGTAATGATAACCTCGGCAATATCTACGGCAGCAGTGGCAGTTCCAATAGACTGGGTAACATCAGCAGTATCAGCAATAGATCCATTAGTGCCTCTTAAAATACGAATGTTGAAAGCACCAGTCCCAGCAGCAGTCTTATTCATCATGAAATTCCATCTCATTGTTGTGTTTGTAGACATACCACCACCAGTTTTAGAAACAGCGGGCATTGTTAGGGCTGAATTAGGAATATAGTAGTAGGTTCCAGCCGACATTGATTGTGAAAAAAGAGCAGTAGCTATTGTAGTAATACCATTTGGTACATTAGCTGCTGGTATTGCCTGGGCTGATGAGTAGTAATCTGTTCCATCAGTTCCTGCTGAAATCGTAGTTCCATTGCCTTTAAGTAAACCAGTGATACCTGTTTTGTCTTTAGTGAAAGTAAGAACCTCAGTCATTGTGGCATTTTTAGTTACTGTTAAATCAGCAGAATCAACCACAGGGACTTTATCACCTGCTTTTAGGGTTACTATATCGGCTAAAGCGCTAATTTTTGTATCAGACATTAGGTGTACCAAAGGTTAATAATTAAATCGTTTGCTGCAACAGCTACGGCATCACTATCAGCTAGTCCAGTTACTGTAGTAATAGCAATACCAGCAGAGAAAGCAATACCTATATCAGAGAATACATTAGCACCAGAATTTGGAGGTATTACTATTGAGAAGTAAACTGATGAACCAGCCGTAGGGGTTGAGGCTGTGTTGTGAAACACTAACTTACGGGCTGCAGCATTTGAGTTGTAGATAAACCAACCAAATAACTGACCTGCACTAGCTTTTACTACTGTTGCGTTAGTTGAGCCTGCAGATACTAGATGGTATGGTATTAGACCTCCAGTTGTTCTTGGGATTATCCCTACATTTCCTATTGCATTTGTTCCTGTAGGTAGAGCGTTAGTTATTGCTGTTACTGCTCCTACCGTAGTTACAGTAGATAGAGTTTGGGATGCAGCTATTTCAACTGCACCGATAGTTACACCAGAGTTTGAGGTTAGTTTACCAATTGCATTAGTTCCAGCGTTAAGACCGACAACTCCAGTACCATTAGTTGGTAGCTCTACTCTTAAAGCTCCTGTAGATGTACCTGATCCTGATGTAGCACCAGTTACCTCTGCTTTTAAGTTAGCTGCTGTAGCGTTTGTGACCGTAACTGCCGTTACTGGAGTTAAGGTTGCCATTTGAGCTGCAGTAAGGACTACTGGAACAGAAGCTGTATTTAGTGCCTGTCCTAAAGGGGGGATATTGTCTGTTTTAGCTTTAATAAGAGCTAGAGTAGTTTGTGTGGCTACATCCGTACTTCCTGTAAATGTCACCGGCTGGCTTGGAGGTGACTGTAAACTTGCTGAGATTTGCTTGAGAACTTGCATTGCCGATACAGAAGTTGAATCAGTAGCGGTAGATTTAGCGTCAGTTTTAGAGCCTAGTACAGTACTTGTTGCTGCGGTACTTGTATCTATGTTGTCTAGTACAGCATTATCAACTGCACTAAGTTCTGCTGTTACTACATCAGTATTTGTTAGGTTACGAATATCTAGGTCAGTGGCTGTGACTGCGTGAGTATTTACATTTACAGTGGGCATGGTTATGACATCGACCTGCATTTTATTGCCAGATACTGCCCCTGCAATTGTGGTTATTCCTGCATTTGTTGCAGCCACAGTACCTGATATGGGAACTGGATTTGCCCTAAGTTGTGTATCAGTTAAAGGTTGAGTTAGTCCTGTATTTGCAGTTACTGTTCCTGAGATTGGCTGTGTGGCTTGCCAGAATGTACCTGTTACTGGAGTAATTGGTGCTACAGCAAGAGATACTGGTTGAGTATCTGTTAAATTAGCTTTAAGTTTAAGTTCGTTAAGAAGTGTGTCTTGTTTAGCACTTGTAGCAAATCCAGTTATTGCAGCAGGTGGGGTTAAAGTAGCAACTTGTGCAGATGGTAGTGGAAACTCTGTTGGTTGATTGGAAACTGTTACTTGATGATTATTTGGAAGTTGTTTACTCTCTAAGGCTAGTCCTGTGGTATCTATTGAGGCTAAAACTGGAACAGGTGCAGCCCTTAGTTGAGCATCTGTTAAAGCGTCAAATTGTTGTTTAGATTCAATAGCTAGACCAGTGGTGTCTATTGTTACTGGGGGAATAGTTACTGGAGGAATAGTTACAGATGGCATTGTTAAGACATCAACCTGAACATGTCTATCATCATCAAGTAATGCTGGGATTTTTAATCCAGCGTTATTGGAAAAAGAACTACTACTTTTAACAGAACCACCAGATATAACTATACTAGACATTTCTTTTGAAAGAACAGATGATAGTTTTTTATAATCTATTCCTTCTGGAAGTTTTTTAGTTATAGCCTCGCTCAGTTTTTGATAGTCAATCTCTGTCTTTTCAACGGTAACTGATGATGGTGGCACTATAACTGGTTTAGGAGCTTCTATGTGTATCTGAGGGTCTAATTTAAGTCTTTTTACCGCTTGCTCTACATCACTTACCTTACCAATCATCTCTTTAATACTAGAAGTATTGTCGATTTGATTAGATACCTCAAAAGATTTGGGTATTTTTATTTCTTTTATAGCCTTAGTAATCTCAGAAGTAAGTTGATTGCTTTTACTGGACATCTTTTCTAATCCAGAAACCTTAACTGTTCTTTCTAATTTTGCTTCGTTTTTGACTGATTTATCAAGCTCTTTTATAGATTCATCTATTTTAAGAACTTTAGATTCTAAATAACTCTGATTTTTTACCACCACACTACCTTCTACTTCAACTTTTTTTACTGGATTGATTACACTAACTTTGAAAGTATTGTCTTTTAAAGTCTTAACAGCGGAAACTCCAGTATTTTGAATTGAGTTTATTACACTCTGGAAAAGGTTTTTAAGTATATCGAACTGCATTTTACTGTTGTCCTATATTACCAAGATTAGATGTTGCTACTGGTAGTCCAGCTTGAGGATTCCCCATCTCTCCCATTAAATCTTTCTGGGAACCAACACCAGGCATTACTGGTTGTGACATAGCTTTAATTTTTTGCTCTGTCTGCATAAATCTCTGATGGTCTGTAAAATACTTACCAAAAGCACTCATAATATCTTTAGCCATAGGACTTGCTTGGTAAGCATCTACATTATCTTCAAGATGAATCTGAGCATATTGCATAAGTTCCATATGAGGATCTTTTACTTTAACCTCAACTTCCTGACCTCTTTCCATCATAGCAATATCTCTTTCACTCTTTTCATCAATTGAAGTAACAACATCATCGACATTATCCATCTCTGGGTAAGAATCAATAAGAGCTTCTACAATAGGTGTAATATCTGTCATAACTCCATTCTTTTGTGCTTCTGCACCAAGTATTGTCATTAGATTTTGTAGAGATGCTTGTCTACTTGCAGGAGTCTGTTTAACCATTCTCTCAGCGTTTACAGATACATCGAAGTTAGCAGTAACCATGCTTGGGTCTAGTTGAATCAAATTTCTAACATTCTTCTTACCAGTTACGAAGAAGGTCTGTTCCTCAGTCACATATTGAGCATTTAGTTCTAGGAAGTGTTCTCCCATTTGTTTTATTACCTGCTCTCCAAATAGGTCGATAATCATCCGCATATTGGTTTCGATATTTTGGTCAATGATTTGAGCACCACGAGCAGTCTGATTGATATTATCACTTGGAGCACCACTAGAGTAAAGACTAGAAATACCACCAGAGCGTTCAATCTTTTCCTGGATAGCATCTGCCATCTTGAGAGCTTGCATAGTGTTGTCTTTTTGATTTACCTGTTGGATCTGGGTAACATCACCAGCGACACGAATAATTCCATTAGGTCGTTTAGTAAACTGCCAGTCTGGAGTTTGAGCTGCACTTGTACCAGCAATCCACATATCAGAGTTGATTTGGCGGATATTAGTAAGTGTTTGATTAAGAATCTCAGTAGCGGCAATTTGTAGGTCGCCAACAACATCCACTAGAGCCATAGAATAGAAGTTGTCATCTTCTGGGAAAGGACAGAATCCAATATAAGGATAGTGACCATGCCAGTAGGGATTAGTTGTATCTAGGTTTACTATCTGACTCTCACCTTTATATGGAATATAAAACACTTCACCTTGTTTGGTATACATACAAACCAAAGCTACATTTGCGGATTTGAAAGCCATGTCTTCATCCATAGAGTCATCAGTTACAAAGTCAATCTGGTAATCAAGTAAGTGTTTCTCTGCACCATTCTTTTTAAGTTCTGCTAACCAAGATTTATCCCATTTATCTTCTCTTTCGTTGTCATCAAGCATATCTCCGATATTCATCTGGATAAGTTCAGCAACATAGGGTTGGTCTTGGATATTTGGGATATTTTGATTAGGAATAAGTAAGTCATTAAATCGAACAAATTTAGCATCGGCTCGGTTTATAATCTCACGCATTATTACTTCTTTACCATTGTCACCTTTTATAACAATCTTAGGCTGATAGTTCCACCCTGTCTTAGCATAACCCCATCCATTCATATATCCTGAGAAGTACATTCTATAAAATAAAGATGTAGTAACCATTTCGTTCATTTCCCAATTAAGAAAGTCTTGATTTACCTGTCTTCTCTCATAATCTTCTGGTTTACGAGCATCTAGTCTTATTATTGTCTTTGAAGGATTAGAGCGTGACATGTAGTTGCGAACTAAAGGAAAAACATGAGGATCAGTTAAAGAATAGTCCCATTCATAAGTATCATCTACATTTAGAACACCTCTATATAAACTACGGTTTAGTTCTGATTTGTCAAAGATAGGTTGGGCTAGTTCAACCATCTTGTTCACACGACTACGAACAATACTGCCTTGTTTTGATGTATTCATAAGTATATTTTAATGTTATTTACCTTGCTTTGTATGCGTCTGTAGCAACAATCATTGCTTTCTTCTTCACAGTTGATAACATTTTCATGTATGACTGCCTTTGGATACCCATTGTTTGAGCTGCTGAACCATAATCTATTTCAAAACCACTCTCTCTAAGTAATTGAAACATAAAAATAACCTTTTCTCGGTCTTTTAGATTAAAAAGTATCTGAACTACTACCTCATCAGCAAATACATTATTACAAATAGAATCTTGTTCATCTCTCTCATCTTCTAAATCCTCAGACATTAAGGTATCTTGCTCTGTAATACCAACACTATTCTTATCAGAGATATTTAAATCCATTTCACTCATATTATAAGACTTTGGTATGAAAGCTAACTTGTTGTATTTGGCTTTTGGCATATTTTACCTTTCACTATATGATATTTTTTTTTAATCATTGCATAGACTTGTTCTTTTATTTCATTTCCTTGACGATTTCTAGTATTTGGAATCTGTCTATAGTATAAAAATGTGTTTCCCCTTCTAAATTTATAACCTTTTGATAAAGCTCTCAACCAAAACTCCCAATCTTCGTAGACTGGATAGTCACCAAACCCACCAAGTTCGGTATAAACATTTCTTTTCATCATAGAACTTACTGGAATACCACATTTAGTAAAAAATACTGTTGGATTTATAGTATTTGGAGCATCCATATATATATTCTTATCGGTATTTACATACCACAAGAACATATCTGGATAAACAATGTCTGCTTTTGGCATTTCCAAGATACATTTCTGGATAAAATTAGGAGGCAACTTGTCATCTCCATCTAAAAATAGTAGCAAATTACCTTTTGATAGTCTTACAGCCTCATCACGAGATTTAACTACACCTACATTTTTGGGTAGTATTAGTGTTTTAGCATGTACATGAGCTACAGGATTATCACAACCATCGTGAACTAGGATTATTTCTAAAGGCTTGATAGTATTTTCAAGAATAGATTTAATAGCCTCATCAATATATGCTTCTTTGTTATAGCAAGTGATTAGAACTGATAAATCTGCCTTACTCATATTTTATCCTTGTCTACTCTGCGTTGTAACATAGCCTTGAACTCACGCATTTCCTTGTTCTGAGTTAGGATTGCTTCTTTCATTTCCTTGAGTAAGATATTCTTCACCTCAAGTTGTTCTAGTATTTTTCTGAGACTATCTTTAACGAAAGCGTTAAACATATTACCTCCTTCTACGGTTTAAGCCGTATGATATTTTATTAAATGCTTGTGTTGCTTTATCAGCCCAACTTGGGGTTTCAGTTGCTTGTTGATTAAAAGTATCCATGTTCACAAAGAAATACTCCATAGAAGTGCGGTAGTGAGATGTCCAGTCATGAATAGGAGCGTTTACAGCAGTAGTAGCCTGAGAGGTTTCCAACCTTTGAGGATAACGAGCAGATTTAATTGCTTCAAGCATATACTCAGTTCTTGTAGTTAGGTTAACTTCAATACCCTTAGCTAAATAAATCTTAGTCTTCTCTCTACGGTGAGCGAAATCGTTTTTAGTACTTGATTGGACATAAATCTTAGCCTTGTCTAGTTCCTGCCTAGTAGAAATACCAGTCTGGATAGAACGCTTGTTTACATCTGGGTCGCCAAAGTGAATAGCTTTAGGATACTGAGATAATTCTGCAATAGCTTTTAGATCATCATCGTTATAGGTAAACTTAGAATCAAGTGGTTGTCCAAACAAAGGTAGATAAAATTGTATAACCTGGTCTTTATTCTCATAGGCATTTACTATTCTCCACTTACCATTAGTCTTGTTCTGTTGCCAGTAGATAAGAGCCACTCCATCTAGTCCAAAGTCCCATGAAACATATAAAGGAGCATCTGGAATAAATGGGAAGTCACCTATTGCAGCATTCTCCATCTCTGGATAGACACGACCAGTAATGGAAGTTTCCCAGTTAATCATGATTTCTCGGTTAAAGTCTTCGGTGCTTCTTCGCTCTCTTTGTTCATCTAACCACTTACGATCTTTTCTTGGGTCAAGCGAATAAGGTAGGGTGATGATTTTAATCTTTTCACCATCTTTACCAAATCTCAGGCGTTTTGCTTTACTTGGTCTTATACCAGGAGTAGTCAAGACAATACGACAGTTTGTAGTATCAGCAGTAGCACCCCAAGCTGAAGAGTCATTGTCCCAGAAAGCGAACTCATCCATAATAATAGCTCTTTGACGACCTCCACGAGAGAAGTTTTGGTTAGAAGATTCACCAGATATAGAGTTACCTAGTTCTGGGTTAATAAGAGCCATGTAGTTAAAATGCTTATCTGCATTGTATCCTTCGGGTAACATAAACGGTGGAAGTCTTGAAAGCATGTAGTCGATTTTCCCAAATAGAGATTCTTCTTTATTACCCGTAACTCCACCTCTACGGTTATCAACATAGTCTTCTTTGCGAGAACCTACTAGGAAGTTAGAGGCTGGTTCAAATAACCACATCCAAATAAGAACTCCAAGTACTGTGTAGGTAGCACCCATTTCACGACACTTCTCAATAAAAATATCCTCACCGTTTCTAATAGCATTAACAACATCCCATATTAGTTTCTTCTGAAAAGGAAAAGGGTGAAATCTTAAATTAAAAGGTGCGTGCTTTGGGTCGAAGGTATAAAGAAAAGCATCGAAAAAGTAAATAGGATCTTCTTTAGCTTTCGCTTTCATCTCCAAAAAGGTAGCTTCAAGTTTCTTTAAATCTTTAGCTGATAATTTATCAATTGTAGACATTGAATACAACTATATTGGTTATTCTACAACTTGTCAAATAGTTCTAATTGAGTTAAATCTTATGAAATTAGAGTATTGCTTTGAACCAGAAATCATAGAGAATCATAAAGAACACAGATAAATTGATGAAAATACAATAAATACAATAGCGTAACTGGTCAGATGCCGAAATTAAGAAAAAACTCACTTAAACGAACGATGTCAATTGGCTTATGCAATAAATACTCGTCTTAAATATGATTATGCGAGGTTTTCCTCTGGTAGTATTTGCCCTTTGGGACTTCAAAAGTCACTCTTTGGTCAGTTACAGTCAAAACTAGGTAACATTCATCACCTGTGTACTTGTCTTTGATAGGTCGAAGCGTAAATATAAAAGTATCGTACCTTAAATAAATCTCGTTCTCATTTTCTCCATACTTTTTATACTTAGACTCTCGTAAATTTCTAGGTAACTTCTCAGGTTCAGCGTTATAAAGCATATAACTAGCTTTTCCTATACCGATTCCAGATTCTAAAAGTCGTTCTTTAGCGTGTGTAGAGAATACTGCATATTTATCTATCATACTTCCTCCTTTGAATAAGCTTCTATACACTCTTTACATGCCCTACCACCGTTTTCCTCATATTTATCTCCTTCAGTCCACAATTTACCATGTTTTAAACACATACAATAACCTTGAAAGATACCAGGATTATCTACAATGAATCTAGCTCTTTTATTTTCCGTCTTTGCACTTATCATAAGATTCTCTTTCCTTAAATGTAGCATAGTGTGAGTCACATAGGAAGTCCCCGTAATCATTACGCAGTTTACAGCTCTTATGACAGCCTGGGATAACACAACATCCTAGTTGTTCAACATTCTTATAATCTTTATTAAGCATATTCTCGAAATCTTTAGCCAATAAAGTAGGATAAGGAACAGTACTTAAAGAACTAAAATAATTTTCATCTTTACCTAGAATAAACATACCACCTAGTTTACATGTGGATGAATCTAAGGTACTATCTGAGAAATATACATTAGCTGGGTCACTCATAGTACTAAATCCTCCAGAGAATCTAGGGATTGTTCTATCTGGTTCTGATTTAATTATTCTCTTGGTGATTTCTTTTCCAGCCGATTCCATTTTTTCTTCATCAGTCAAATGCTTTAATCCATATTTCTTCATAAGATCCTTTAAATTAACCATGTTTCCTTGCTTCCTTTTGGCAAGCGATTTTTTTACAGAGTTTACCAGGCACACCATGAGAGCAAATCCAATACCCCTTAGATCTAGCTATTTCTCTAAGTGGTTCAATTACTTGTGGGTTAGGAGAAGTTATTATATTTACCGCTTCTTTCAAAGGGTCTTTTTCTTTTTTTTGTATAATTTTTGAGGAGTCAGGTACTTTGTATATTTCGTCTTGTGCTGATTGAGTTAATCCAGTTACCATAACCATAGGCTTTCCATAACGGACAACAGTGACAGGCAAATCCTTTAACCATGAAGTATTAGTTTGTAGTTGTCTAAAGGTAATAGTCTTCATAGGTATATGTTACAGCAACATTAGTAGGTATGTCAATATGTCTGTGTTTCTTACAGCAACATTAGGGGCTTCTTGTGGTCTTCTTGGGTCTTCTTAGGGCTTCTTGGGGCTTCTTGGGGCTTCTTACAGCAACATATAGCAACATATAGACAAGTGTTACAGCAAGATATGGAGAGTTGTCTACATCTGTAGAAGACTAGCTCTTTACTCATCACCCCAGTTCCATTGAGACTCCCGAGTGGTTTGTTGGAATCCAAAAAAGAAGGTTATCCACCCATGTTACCAGATGTGTAAAGTGCTTTTTCACCCTCTAAGCACCTATGAGCACCTATGATCACCTATGAGCACCTATGATTATATGTGTGTTAAGCTGCATCTTTTTGTGTGTGTGTCTGCATGGGGTGAGCTACTCTTTTCATCTCTTTTCATCTCTTTTCAAGTCTTTTCA